GACTGCTGAAGCTTCAGGTGCGTGATTTGCAGCATATCACCAAAGCCGATGATGCTTGACACCATTGACTTTGGAATCATACCACGCAGGTTGGTGGCCACGCAAGAGTACGAAAGACGAGCACGGGCGATGTCGTGTACGTTCTTCGGGATGTTCTTCTGAACTCCGTAGTTGAACATGAAATCTGTGCCCACAATGTAGATACCACCATATACGGTGGCGTTCTTCATGTACACAGCCTCGCGGTCAAACACCGACTGCTGCGGAGCGTTGTAGGTGCTGCCCTTGTAGTAGAATCCTACATTGCCAAACTTAGACTCCTTCTTCTCGAATACGATGTCGTCAACAGACATGAACTCAAAGTCCATAATCTGCACCTTGAACTCGTCGTATCCGTAGCGGTAGCGGTTACTGATGGTCTCGTAGTTGTACCCTTGAGTGCTGTAGCGAAGCGGGTCGTTTCCGTATCGGTTCATAACCGTCTGGGCAATCTGCTGGTACTGCTCCTCAGTAAACTGATTACCAGCCAAACGCTTGAGCTCCATGATGGTCACCGTGCGGAAGTGTCCAGCGTAGGTGAGGTCCGCCATGTTGGGGTCATCCGTGTAGTTGTGGATGAAATATGCAGGGTCTACATATTGCTCACGGATTCCGTAGTTAGGGTCGTTGGTGCGCTTGGTAACAGCAATACCGCAGGTAACCAAGTCCTCAACGCAGCGGCGGTAGATGCCGTCGTCAAAGTCATTCCACGTGAGGGTCATCTCTGTGGCGAGCTGCGCAGCGATTTCTGCGTCGGTCTTGACGTTGGTATCAAGGAAGATTTCCGTTTCTTCTGGGGTATCGGGCAAAGCGTCCGGGTCTACCTTCAGCGAAAGCCCAAGCGACTTAGCCTCCTGAAGCATCGACTTGTTCTCGATGCGCAGGACAGCTGAATTTTTCTTCTTGTCTTTCTCAGAACGAGACAATGGGTCAATAGCCTGTACCTGTGGGTACGGCTTACGAGAAAGAATCTTGTTTACTACGATGCGAACAAACTTCGGGATGATGGGCACTGGAGTGTAGTCCAGCGTAAGCATCGTTCCGTCACCGTTGTTTGCATCAAGAGAACTCAGAATTTGTCGGTAGATTGACGTGTCCTGAGTACCCTGTGCGTAGTCGCGGTTGTTCTGCATCTCATTGAACCGACGACCGTAAAGTGAATTGTTGTAGTCAACGCCAATCCACTGTGCATACATGGCCTTGGCATATTGAAGGCCATAGCCTTTTGCCATTTTTTCCTCCGTACTCGCTAACGGGTCGGGGAATGTAGACTGGCCTTTTGCTGTATAATCTCTTTGCATATCCACTGCGGGCTAATATGCAAATATACTTATTTGATTCAGCGTAAGATGACGCGACCCGGACGAAAAAACTTTTTCACGTTAAAGTCGGTTTTTTCTTTCTTTGCCGTCGCTCCTTGCGCTGCTAAGAGCGCAAGTCCGCTGGAGATTGACAAGTCAAAAGCGGTACGGTCGTCGACCTTGAAGTTAATCCAATCCTCTAACGTCCTCTCAAAGTACATCTTACCGAACTGCAGCGTCTCTTCGTTAAGGCCTACGTGTGCGTGGATGTATGCTTCGATTGCCTGTGCGTGAGCCTGGATAATGTCTTGTGAGTTCGACGGAATACCCTTTGTTTTTGTCGTGCTACCATAGCCTGAGCTTAGGTGCTCAGGCCTACCCATCAGATAATGGTCGTAGCCTCGCTGCTCAAAGTAGCGAGCGATGCCGTATTTGTTGTTCTCGATAAGAAGGCTGTAGCCGTAGAACTTTGCAGCCATCAGCACATCCTCGTAGAAGATTTTAGCTAGCGGTGGACGTGATGCGTACTCCGCAACAAACATATTGGCTGGATACTGCAGGTTGAACTTGTTGTAAATATGGCAGGCACCCTTCGAGCTCCGTGCGTCAACAGTTACGTCAATGTCGTAGGAGTCAACGCCTCCTACTCCTAGCCAGTCATTCTGAGGGCCTTGCTTGTTTCTGAGCTCATGCGGCGGCATCCATACCACACGCCACCTCCCGTTGGGGTCTGGCTTGAAATATACCTCCGTGTCTTGCTTTCCGTCCTTCCAAACGAAGTTCCCAACGAGCACAGGATTTGGGTACAGTTCTTGATTGTGCTGGATTTGCTCGTATATCTTCTGCACGTTGAAGAGCGACGCTTTAGAGCTGTCGCGAAACGCCTCTGCCGTGGTGAATGGGAACTGACGGATGACCTCGTTGAGTTCGTAGCTGTCGTTTGCCAGCGCTTTACGCTCGTTCTTTAGAAATGTCCGTGCCCCGATGGTAATCTTCTCTCCGTCTATACCAAAAACTGGTACCTCTGGGTCATCAACAATGGGCTGACCGTATTTGTCAAAGAATCCTTCCAGTGCTTCGTATGCTGGTATGAAAATTGAGTACAATCCACTCTTTGTGCGTCCATTTTCGTTGCGCTCCGCTGGGTTGCTTGCTTCATAAAGGTCTCTGAACTGTCGGCCCCCGCGGTCAAGCGGGTTTACCGTAGAACCGACGATGGCTTTTCCTACAATCTTACGACCAACGAGCAGACAGGTGCGATGGATGCGCCACGATTCACGGATGTCGGTAGGCTTTTCCCACTTTCCGGCCTCATCCAAGTACAGCACGTGCAGCTTTTCACCGTCATAGGCGTTGTTGGTGGTGTTCTTCCAGTTGACTACCGTGTTGAGGGCCTCGCCGCGCTGCGATGTCTTGTTGGTCTTGGTGATTCGCTTCGATGGCTCGCGGAAGGCGAGCTCCATCCGTGGGTTGGTAGTACCGTCCTGGATGGGCTTGAAGAAAAACGGTAGTGACTTGTAGATGGGGACTATCTTCTTCATGAAGATGTTCTCCTGTGCGTCGCTACCTGTCTTTGACATCACACCCAACAGCCTCTCTTTCACCTGAGTAGCCTCGTTGATGATGGTAGAGGCGCTCATGTTGGTGTATCCAGAGCGTCGGCACTTGACGTACACCTGCCCTAGAGACCGTGGGTCTACATTGCAGGCTTCAAGATGTATGAATAGCTCTCGCTGGAACCCAAGGTAGGACGGGTAACCCACGTCAATCTTGGCCCATTGCAGAAAAAAGTAGTGGTTTCCGGTGATGTAAGTAGGTACTCCGTTGTTGAAGAACCATAGTCCGGTGCGTCTGCGCTCATACTCTTGTTGGATGTAGTTGGTGTATTTCTTTCTAAAGGATTCAGGCATAGTCATCCACTCCTCCATTGAGTTGATGCGACGAAGCTCGTCAGGCATCTCCTGACGCACCCACATCTGCTGCTCTTTAGGCTTGTCGTGGAATAGGATGTCTTGCTTTCTTGGTTGCTTGGGAAGCTGGATGGCTAGGTCTCCATAGGTAACAACGTCCCCGGCCGTTCCTCGCGGACAGATGTTGACGATTACCTCGTCTTCTATTTCGACTAATCCAGCCATCAGCTATCCCAATAGATAAAGACCCACTCGCTATTTTGAGAATTGCTCTGCGAATCCTCCTGAGTAGTCTCGTTCTTCTTTGATTTCTCCACTTTCGTTAAGCTGCTTTACCAGAAGCTGTAGCTTCTCGCGTTCAACAATTAGTTCTTTAGCGTCAATTGCAGTTTGCTTAATTGCTTGCAGCTCGGCCTTCCGCTGTGAGCCGGACAGCTCTTGGTCGACAGGCTTCTGTATCTCCTGAATCATGTTCTCGATGGCAATCTCCATCGCGGACATCAAACGGTGTGCCGTTCCTACGTTGTCGAAGCTACTCTTGGACTTGCGCATAGATGTGCGATAATAGGACTCGGTACAGCTTCTCTCCGTCAATCTCCATCTCGTAGTCGGCGTTCTTCTGGATGAACACCTTGTCGCCCGGCTTGAGGCCGAGCTCCTCCAAGCGGTCTGATGGGTAACGCACGTAGCCATACTGGTTGTATGGCTTCTTGTTTTGCACAAGCTCTAAGACTTTGCTTGACAGCTCGTCTTCTTGCTTAGCTGGTACCAGGAATATCCAATGACCAAGCAGACGCACTTCACCCGTCTCTTTGCTCTTGTAGGCGTATGCCTGACAGCTGTGTGGGTCGTATCC